TGGTCACCAAGGCAACTGACGACACTGGCCAACGGCTGTTTCAAGCTGGCGAGATTGCTGAATTGAAGAACGAGGTTAAAGACGCTGACCTGCAAGCACTGATGCTGGCAATCATCACCAACCCAGAGGAAGGCGAAACCGACATGAAAAGCGCTAAAGGCTGAACTGAAGAAAGATACGCTGCTGCTTTTGCAGCTTGCGATTGCCAAGGAGTTGGGCTACACGCTGGCCAAACTCAAACAAGAGTTAACGCTTGAAGAGCTGCTGCTATGGAGCAGCTACTTTGACCTGCAGAACGAAGAGCAGGAACGTAGACTGAAGCAGCGCCGCAGGTAGGTTGTGTCAGTCGTCGCCAATGTAGCGGTAAACGTTGATGCGCGTAATGCAATTCAACAGTTGCGCCAAGTTCAAGCTCAATCGCAAACAACCGAGCGTGCAATTAACGGCCTAAGAGCCGCAGTAGGCAAACTTGCCGTGGCGTTTACCGCCATACAAGCAGTTAAATTTGCATTTGTTCAAGCGGCAGAACTTGAAACGCAACGGCGCAGCCTTGAAGTGCTTACCGGAAGCGTTCAAAGAGCAAATCAAATTATTAAAGAGCTTCAACAATTAGGCGCAGTTACGCCATTCACTAGCACTGAACTAATCGATGCCGCCAAACGGTTACAAGCATTTGGTGTTGAAGCAGAAAACGTCGTAGAAACTACTCGACGTTTGGCAGATGTTAGCGGCGCAACTGGCGCTGAACTTCAAGGCTTAGTAACTGCTTATGGTCAAGTTCAAGCTAAAGGTCGGTTGCAAGGCGAAGAACTATTGCAATTTCAAGAGCGTGGGGTAGCCCTACAGAAAGTCCTAAAAGAAGAATACAAATTAAGCGGTGAAGAATTTCAAGACGCTTTGAGCAAGGGAAGAATCAGCGCAGAAGCTGTTGAATTTGCAGTTAAAAAACTTACAGATGCTGGCGGCAAATATGCCAACGGTGCAATAGCACAAAGCGATACTCTAAATGGCAAACTTAGCACTTTGCAAGATTCTTTTCAAAGACTGGCTCAGAATATTGGCAAATTCTTTGAGCCAGTTTTTAAGTTTTTGATCGATGGGATTAATGCATTTATAGAAAGAGTAAATAGTGCATCAAGATTGCAAGCTGGTGTTCAGGCATACCAAGAAGCTGCTACTCGTACAAAAAAGAAATTTGGCATACGCGCTATAAATCCATTTGACAAAGAAGTTCAAGAATATCGAGCGCGGCTTGAAAAATCTTTATTGCCATCCATGATGGGAGGTGGCGGCGTCAAGGCACCCCCCACACCAAGCACAGGCGCTTTACCAGCATTGCTATCGCCAGCAGGCAAAAATGCTCGCGGCGGCGCTCGCGGCGGTGGTGATGCAGCTAGGGCTGCAGACGCTGCTGCGCGTATTCAAGCTGAAGTGCAAGGCCTGCAGAGACAAATTGCACTTACACAACAACTTAGTTTTATTCAAGAGCAAATTGCCAATGCAGAAGCCGATAAAGATCAATTAACTGTCATCAGTTTGCAAAATGAAGAAAAGCTACTTCAGTTACAATATAGGCTTGCTGAACAGCTAGCCGGTGCTGAAACTACTCAGCAGCGAACTACATTCCAATCATTAGCTCAGGCCGAAGCTGATCAAATCCGCCTTGGAACTGCAATTGCACTTTCTGCTGAAGAAGAAAAAAGCGCCAAGGCCAATCGAGAAAAATTGCAATCATTGCTTGACGAACAAGAATTATTAACAGCAAAAATCAATGGCAATGAAGCAGAGGTGCTTTTAAGGCAACAGATCCGCGACATCATGAAAGATACAAAGGGATTGTCTGAAGACGAAGTTGGAGCGCTAGTTCGAGGAAATGAAGCCCTAAAAAATCGTCTAAAGACAGCCGAGGAAATGAAACAGATTTATGCAGACATTGGCACTTCAATCAAAGAAGGCGTTGTAGCTTCTATTCAAGGTGCCATCGATGGCACCAAAAGCTTGCAGGACGTGGCAACCAATCTGCTGCAAAAAATTGCGAATCAGCTTTTGGATATTGCCGTTAACTTGGCGTTGTTTGGTGTCAAGAGTGGTACAGGAACTGGCGGTGGCTTGCTTGGATTCCTGTTTCGCGCCAATGGCGGTCCCGTTAATAACGGCAGTCCTTATATCGTTGGTGAGCGCGGTCCTGAATTATTTGTTCCGAACTCCAGCGGCACCATTGTTCCCAACAATAAGCTTGGAGGCGGCGGTGGCGATGTGAGCGTTACTGTCAATGTAGATGCAAGCGGCAGCCAAGTCCAAGGCAATGAAGGACAAGCCAAGGCTCTGGGTGGCGCCATCAGTGCCGCAGTCCAAGCTGAGATTGTCAAACAACAACGCCCTGGCGGCCTTCTTGCTGGTACACGCTGATGCCTACTTTTCCTAGCTACAACCCTCTGTACGGGGCGAGCAAAACAAGCCAGCCTGCTGTACGTCGCGTGCAGTTTGGTGACGGGTACCAGCAGCGTCTTGTTTTTGGCTTGAATCAGGACCCAAAGGAATGGACGCTTGAATTTAACGTCACTGAAGAACAAGCCGACGAAATTGAGACATTCCTCGAAGCTCGCGCTGGCGCGGAAGCTTTCGATTGGACGCCGCCAGACAGTAACACGTCCTACAAATGGATCTGCGCCGAATGGAGCAAAATCATTGACCAACCATCACGCGCAACGATCCGTACAACATTCAGACAGGTATTTGAACCCTGATGGCCTACTCCGCCTGGGTCGCAGCCACTGCTTACGCCGTTGGTGATGTTGTACGGGCAACGTCTGTACAGGCCAGCGGTCTTGTCTTTCGTTGCACGGTCGCCGGCACCAGCGCTGGCACTCAACCCAACTGGCCGACTGACATTGGCAGCACCGTCACTGATAACACGGTCACATGGCATGCCATCAGCAGCGTCTACGAAGAACTTGCTGCCCTGGCACCCAACGCCATCATCGAGCTATTTCAGCTTGAACTGATCGCCGCCATCCACGGCACCAGCGACATCTACTACTTCCACGCTGGTGCAAATGCCAACGTAACCGGCAATATCGTCTGGAATGGCAACCAATACATCAGATTGCCAATTCAGGCCGAAGGCTTTGACTATTCCAGCGGCGGCAGCTTGCCCAGACCAACGTTGAGTGTTGCCAACCTTGGCGGTGAGATTAGCGCCTTGCTGCTCCAGGCCAATGCCATCACGCCCGGCAATGACTTGGGTGGTGCCAAGGTAACGCGCATCCGCACGTTGAAAAAGTTCCTTGACGGTGAAGCCACGGCTGATGTTCACGCCAAGTTTCCCGACGAGATCTGGTATGTGGACCGCAAATCCGCCGAAACCCGCGACGTGGTGCAGTGGGAGCTGGCCAGTAAGTTTGACATGGCTGGCATGATGCTGCCCAAGCGTCAAATCATCGCCAACATCTGTCAATGGGAGTACAGATCTACCGAGTGCAGCTATACAGGCAGCAACTACTTCAACGAGCGCAATGAGGTCGTTGGCACATTGGCACAGGACAAATGCGGCAAGCGGCTTAGCAGTTGCAAGCTACGGTTTGGTGAAACGGCTGAACTACCGTTTGGAAGCTACCCAGGTGCTGGCCTGACTCAATGAAACTAACTCCTGTCCTGAAAGCTGAGATCCTGCAGCACGTCCAAGAGGCTGACCCCAAAGAAGCGTGTGGCCTGATCCATGTGGTCAAAGGTCGGCGCCGGTATTACCGCTGTACCAACATCGCCACCACGCCCGACGAGCACTTCATCCTCGACCCCGAGGACTATGCCATTGCCGAGGACATGGGCGAAATCGTGGCCGTAGTGCATAGTCACCCCACCAGCCGCCCGCAACCATCACCTGCAGATCAGATCAGTTGCAACAACACCGGCCTGCCATGGGTGATCGTCAATCCCAAGACCGAAGAATGGGGCTACTGCGAGCCAATCGACTTTGAGCTGCCCTATGTCGGACGTGAGTTTGTGTTTGGAGTGGTGGACTGCTATTCGCTGGTACGCGACTGGTACAACCGCGAGTGGGGCTTGAAGCTGGCTGACTTTCCGCGTCGTGATGGCTTCTGGGAGCGCGGCGAAAACCTGTACCTAGACAGCTACCGATCACAAGGCTTCCGTCAGGTGCCGTTTGAAGAGCTGCAATACGGCGACGCGATCCTGATGCAGCTTGGCGCTGAGCTGCCCAATCACGCCGCGATCTACCTTAGCGATCAGCAAATCCTGCATCACGTTCAGGGACGATTGTCTAGTCGGGACGTGTACGGCGGCTACTATGTAAAGAGCACTGCCATGGTCCTACGGCATGAAAGTCGTTAAGGTCTACGGCGCTCTCCGCAAAAAGCTGGGTCAGTGCCGCTTCCAATTTGATGTTGACACCCCAGCCCAAGCGCTGAAGGCACTTTGCGTCAACTTCCCCGGCTTGGAGAAGTGGCTGATGGATCGTGAAGCCGACGGCATGGGCTTTCGCGTCACCGTTGGCCGCGACAAGATCACACACGACTCACCAGAAAAATTGGTGCTGCCTTGGTCCGAGCGCGAGGTGTTCAGCATCACGCCTGTGATCGTTGGTGCGGGCGGTTTTGGCCGCATCCTGCTTGGTATCGGTTTGATTGCACTTTCGTTTTTCTTGCCTGGTGCCGGTTTATTTGGTACCACTAGCTTTTTTGGTGCCGCAGCAGCCACCGCTGGTACGGCGGGTACATTGACAACTATTGGTACTGCTTTTAGCGCGATTGGTGCAAGTTTAATTTTGGGCGGTGTTGCTCAAATGATTTCACCTCAAGCAAGAATGGGAGATCTTACTTCTGGCCGTGAATCAGCGCGGCTTGAGAGTTTCACCTTTTCCGGCATTGTGAATACGGCAAAACAGGGATTGCCTGTCCCAGTTGTTTACGGTCGTACCTTTGTCGGTTCGGCTGTCATTAGTGCTGGCCTTGATGTGGATCAAGTCTGATGGATGATCTCAAGCTGATTCAAGGTGCTGGCGGCGGCGGTGGCGGCGGCAAAGGTGGCGGTGGTGGCGGACAGGTTTACATCCCAACTGAAGCCGATGACTCGCTGCGTTCAGTTCAATATGCCACCATCCTTGATTTAATCAGCGAAGGTGAAATTCAAGGTCTTGATGACGGCCTGAAAAGCGTTTATCTCGACGGCACACCAGTTCAAAGCAGCAGTGGCAACGATAACTTCACCGGCTACACCGCTGCGTTCAGGACTGGCACGCAAGCGCAGACGTATATCCCAAATCTTGCTGGATCCGAATCAGAAAAAGGTGTTGGAACTGAAGTGCTCAATGGCACTCCCGTAACACGCACCATTACTGATAGCAATGTTGATCGCACTCGCGTAACAATTCAAGTTCCATCGCTGCGTCAGATTGAAGACGATGGCGACATCATTGGTTTCTCAGCTCGCCTGCAAATTCAAGTCCAGTACAACGGCGGTGGCTACAGCACGGTTGTTGATGACACGATTAGTGGCAAAACAACAAATGCTTACCAGCGCGATTATCTGATTACTCTTTCTGGCGCATTTCCCGTTGATGTTCGAGTTGTTCGTATATCTCCTAACGAAGCAACAATTAAAAAAGAAAACAAAACAATTTGGACCAGCTACACCGAAATCATCGACGAAAAGCTGCGCTACCCAAACAGCGCATTGGCATATTTGCGCTTTGATTCACGCCAATTCAACAATATCCCAGCGCGTAAATACCTTGTCCGTGGCATCAAAGTACAACTACCAAGTAATGCCACGGTCGATACAACCACACACAAAGGTCGCGTCACTTACAGCGGTGTCTGGGATGGCACTCTCGGTGCTGCTACATGGTGCGCTGACCCTGCCTGGTGCTTGTACGACCTGCTGACCAATACACGCTATGGCGCCGGCATCCCAGCCAGCAGCCTCGACAAGTTCGACTTTTACAACATCAGCCAGTATTGCAACGAGCTTGTCAATGACGGCTTTGGCGCTCAGGAGCCACGGTTCCAGTGCCACATGCTGCTGAATAGCCGTGAAGAGGTCTACAACGTCATCCAAGAGTTTGTTTCACTGTTCCGTGGCATCGCGTACTACGGCGCTGGTGCAATGGTGGTGCTGCAGGACAAACCTGTCGACGCGCAGTATCTGCTGGGACCAAGCAATGTCATCGACGGCAACTTCAGCTACAGCGGCAGCTCGCAGAAAACACGCCACACAACCGCAACTGTTGCATATCAAAGCTACGACACGCTGGGCGAAGTCGAGTTTGAGTATGTCGAGGATGCAGCAGCAATCGCTAAGTTCGGCGTCATCAACAAAGACATCCGCGCCATGGGCTGTTATAGCCGTGGACAAGCGCATCGCCTTGGCAAGTGGTTGCTGCTGGCAGAGCAAAACCTGACCGAGACTGTCACGTTTGGCGTCAGCATCGACAGCGGGATCGTCCTACGCCCCGGAATGGTCATCAACATTGCCGATCCAGTCAAGGCTGGTGCGCGGCGCATGGGACGTATTCATGCCGCTACAACGACAAGCATCACGATCGATGATGCCAACCTGACGCTGGATCTAACCAAAGCACCAACAATTTCAGTAGTGCTGCCTACCGGCAATGTTGAACTGCGTGCCATCCAGCAGCAATCTGGAACAACTTTTACGGTCACCAATGCTTTTTCGCAGGCGCCTGACGCTCAAAGCGCTTGGCTGATCGAAACCAACGACATCGAAGCGAACCAGTTCCGCGTTATTTCTGTCACTGAGGGCGAGGGCGGTGTCTTCAGCGTTACGGCGCTGGCGTACAACGAAAGCATCTACGCAGCGATTGAAGCGGATCTAACGCTGGAGTTCCGCGACATCAGCAACCTGTCGGCACTACCCGATCCACCAAGCAGCATCAAGTTCACTGAACATTTGTACCAAGAAGGCCAGAACATTCTGACCGCTGTAGATGTGAGCTGGATCAGCCCAGTGCAGCGCGTTTCTGGTTACAAGGTCGAGTATCGCCTCGACAACAACAACTGGGTTTTGCTTGACACCCAGACCGCATCAATTCGCCTGACCGGACTAAAGGCTGGCACGCTTGAAGTTCAGATCCGCTCGATTAACACCATCGGCAAGATCGGCAATCCTGCAATCGAGACCTACGAGGTTGTAGGCAAGACAGCAGTTCCCGGCAACGTCCAGAACCTGACGATCGAACCAATCAATGCCAACAGCGCTCGCCTGCGCTGGGATCAGACCGTTGACCTTGACGTGAAGGTTGGTGGCCGCGTCCATATCCGCCACAACAGCTTGACCGATGGCACCGCCACCTGGAGCAACAGCATTGACCTGATCCCAGCCAAGTCTGGCGCCCAGACCGAAGCAATCGTGCCATTGGTCGAAGGCGAAATTATCGTCAAGTTCGAGGATGACGGCGGCAGGCAATCAGCAGGCGAAACCAGCGTCATCGTCGATTTCCCTGATGCACTGGGCTTCCTTGTTGTTGACACCCGCCGCGAAGACCAAGACACCCCACCATTCCAAGGCGCCAAGACCGATGTGTTCTACGACGAAATCTTCGATGCCCTAACGCTCGACGGTAGCGACACCATCGATGATGTCCTTGATGTTGATGCCATCTACAGCTTTGATTTTCTTGGCGATGTAGTCAGTTCCGGCGAATACACCTTTGCCAACACGCTGGATCTCGGCGGCAACTTCGCCCTGGATCTCAAGCGTTACTTCGTCACCCGTGGCTTCTACCCCAACGACACCATCGATGCCCGCGTGGAGCTGATGGATCTCTGGACCGACTTTGACGGTGGTGTGATCGACCAGGTAAACGCCAAGCTGCTGTTCCGCGCCACACCTTACGACCCAGCAGGCGCCCCAACTTGGAGCGACTGGCAGGAGTTCGTCAACGGCACCTTCAACGGTCGCGGGTTCCAGTTCAAGGCAGAACTCATCAGCAACAACGTCAGCCAGAACATCCTTGTGGACCAGCTTGGTTACGAGGCCACATTCCAGCGGCGCACAGACCAAAGCCAGACAACTATTACCAGCAGCGCTGGCGCCACCACCGTGACCTACGATCACCCATTTTTTGCTGGAACGTCAGTGCTGGGCGGCGTAAACGCCTATCCGCCAAGCGTAGGCATCACGGCGCAGAACATGCAAAGCGGCGACTACTTCCAGATCGGTTCAGTCACGGGCACCAATTTCGTGGTGACGTTCTACAACTCCAGCAATGTGGCGGTAAGCCGTAATTTCACCTGGACAGCTACCGGATATGGCAAGCGAGTGTAAGCTAGTAGGACAGTGAGTGCCTGATCTGTGGCAACCCACGACTACATCATTGCCAACGGCACGGGTGCTGCAGTACGCAGCGACCTGAACGATGCGCTGTCGGCCATCGTCAGCAACAACAGTAGCGCGACCGCCCCTGCTACTACTTACGCCTACCAGTGGTGGGCTGACACAACCGCTGGCCTGTTAAAGATCCGCAACTCGGCCAATAATGCCTGGGTGACTGTTGGCACATTAGCCAGCACCAACCTCGGCCTTGCCTCTCTGGCTGGCGCAACCTTTACCGGCGATGTGATCCTCGGGACCACCACCGCGCTGGAACTTCCCGACGGCACCACCGGCCAACGTCCCGGCAGCCCTGTCAACGGGATGATTCGGTACAACACTACACTTAACCAGTTTGAGGGCTATAAAAATGCTGTTTGGGGCGCCATCGGCGGCGGAGCAACCGGCGGCGGCGCTGATGACGTGTTCTACGAAAACGGCCAAACCGTAACCACCAACTACACTCTGACTGCCAGCAAGAACGCCGTTAGCGCTGGTCCCATCACCATCAACTCTGGAGCCACCGTCACGGTGCCCTCTGGAGCCAGCTGGGTTGTCGTTTAAGGAGAATCACAATGCCTATCACAATCAACGGATCAACTGGCATCAGCGGAGTAGACGGGTCCTCTAATGACTCCCATGACTAACAACAACCACAACCAGGAGGTGACACCATGAGTCCTTTACGCCTCACAGGCTCGACATCGGGCTACAGCCAGCTGGATGCACCAGCCGTCGCAGGCGATCAGACTTTCACGCTGCCTGGCACGGGTGGCACGCTGGACCGCCTCAACCGGGCGGGCAATGTGCTGCAGGTGGTCAATGCGACGTATTCGACAGCCGAGAGCAAGGGCAGTGCTACTTACGCGGACACAGGGTTAACGGCAAGTATTACCCCAACATCAGCCTCAAGCAAGGTGCTAGTTGTCGTACACCATAATGGATGCGGCAAAGTGAACAACACATTCATGGGGCTAAAGCTATTGCGAGGCTCCACCGACATTGCCAAACTTGATGACACAGCGGGGTACACAAATACAACTACAGCTAACAGGTTTGGCTCGGTATCTATTTCGTACCTTGATTCTCCCGCTACGACATCAGCAGTAACGTACAAGACACAGTTCAACGCCGACGCTGCAACCGTTTTCCTTCAGCTTAACTCATCAGTTTCAACAATCACTCTTTACGAGATAGCAGCATGATGTACTTTACTTCTGCCATCTACCAGCTCTATCCCAACGTAGTAGGCACCGTTGGCGAGGATGCGTTCGACGCTGATGGCAACCCTGTCACCTATGACCGCGCAGCCGTTGAAGCTGAAGCGCAGCGGATGGAAGCCCGCCAGGCACGAGCCGCTGCCTACGCCAGTGAATCCGACCCGCTGTTCTTCAAAGCGCAGCGCGGCGAGGCAACCATCGAAGAGTGGCAGTCTACTGTCGCTGACATTCGTGCTCGCTTTCCCTATCCCAATGAGGTTGAATCATGAGCACGCTGAAGACTTCCAACCTGCAACACGCATCTGCAGCCAGCGCCAACATCACGCTGGCCAGCGATGGGACGACCACCATTGCAGCGCCCAGCAACATCATCAAAAGCGGCACCGCCGTCGCATCCACCAGCGGCACCAGCATTGACTTCACTGGGATCCCCAGTTGGGTTAAGCGGATTACGTTGATGTTTGATGGGGTAAGTACGAATGGCACTTCTTTGCCGCAGATCCAACTAGGCGATTCTGGTGGGATTGAAACAACAAGCTACACTGGCGCCACAAGTCTTGTCTCTACAGTTGCTATTACCACAAATCATTCAAGTGCATTTCTTCTTAACGTTACTGGCGAAGGTAGTGCAGTTAGACTTGTGCACGGAGCTGTCACGCTTTCCCTTTTAAGTTCTAATACATGGGCTGCATCTGGAGCAATAAGTCAGAGCACTTCTACTGTTTCTTGGGTTGTATCTGGCACCAAGACTCTCTCCGCAACCCTCGACCGCGTTCGCATCACCACCGTCAACGGCACCGACACCTTTGACGCTGGCACCATCAACATTCTGTACGAGGGCTGATCATGGAACGCATTGAAGTCAACGTCATCACAGGCGAGCAAACGACTATTCCCCTCACTGAAGAGGAAATCGCTGAGATCCAAAGCCGCCCGCAGCCCGAGCCACCGGCTGAGTTGACCGCCGAAGAAAAGCTGGAGCGCTCCGGCCTGACCGTGGCCGAGTTGAGGAGCCTGCTCGGGCTTGATTAGTTCCAGCCACTAACGTTCCTAGTGACGTTATTTATAACCTCACCAGCTCATGAACAACATCGAACCTAACTCGTATCTCTGGGGCTGGTTTGCA